CTAGAGATGGTAGAGGGATTCCAAGATAGCAACCTGCAGTCTATTAAACGTGGTGCCGAAACAATAGTTCCTTCGGCTATCCGTAACGTCTCCAAGGGTATCCGGTTCTACACTGAGGGTGCGAATACACGTCGTGGTGATCCAATCACTGGGGACATTAATGCTTACAATGCGGTTATGCAGGCAGCAGGCTTTGCTCCACAGGCTTACATCCAGCAGCTAGAGTTCAACAAGAACGCTCGCCGCCGAGAAGAAGCTGTAGGGAGTAGACGAACTAAGCTGCTACGCCGACACAACATGGCCCTGCGTGAGGGCGACCGAGAAGAGGCAGCGAAAGTTCGCAAGATGATCCAAGAGTACAACGAGGGCCTACCCGCTGGTGCCAAGAAGTCTCGTATCACTGAGGACACCATTGCACGGTCTAACCGTAGCTTCGAGCGGACTACTGGGAAAATGAAGGGTGGGATGACCTGCACGCCATTCATGGAGTCAGTCCTCGAAGAGTACAACAAAGGCTTCCAAGGGTTCTAACAAAAAAAGCCCTCACCGCATAAGGATTGGTGAGGGCCAGTTGACAGGTGGAGAACAGCATAGGGATGCTGTGTACCTAAAGTATTACACAGTGCGCCAAGCTCGTAAACCTAGTTTGCCACCTTCGATACACACTTGCATCTCAAAGTCCCATTCTTTACGCTTTGCGATCTTTTTTAGCTGCTCTTTACCCTTCTCGGTATTGACGCAGGGTACGAATATAGATGCCTCAACACCCATATCCTCCCAGTTCACAGTGACCCGAAGGCCGTCAGGGTTTAGGTCATCAACCTTCAGAACCTTCTGATCCATTGCCATCCCCCTCCATTTCAGAGAACTCCATTTCCAGCACTGCCTCGGGCGGCAGGTTGAAGTCCGTGCCTTTAGTCAGACGTTTCTTGCTGCGTTTAGCACCTAGCTTGTCCTTCAGTGCGTCTACTACGCCTTGGTAGTTAATCTGCTGGTCAACGCACCACTCTTTAAACGGCTTGATCCGCAGGAACAGTAGCTTCGTATCAGGCTCATAACGTGCAACCAGATGGCCGCGTGGCGATGCGCCGATAGGCACGAGTTGATCTAACCCGCTATCGTTCTTACCGCGTAGGTCTTCAGTGCTGTCGATCTTGAGCAGGTTGTTATAGTTTTCTGACAAGTAGTTGTTGAGCGTTTGGGTTACAGACGCACCGGCATCGTTGACGTAACTATTCCGTGAGATCAATTCGCCCACGATCCACTTATATACTACGCTGACATCGTAGTTCACGAGGCCCAGCTTCTTAGCTATCATCAATCCTGCTATGATTACTGCATTGCCGTTAGACCAGTAGCGGTTCTCCGGTCCTAGTCCAGCTGCTTTATCCAAACGTATACGTACCGACTCTACAATCTGCCGCACTTCGTCCTTATTGTTTATCACCCACTGAATATATTCTGGCCCAATGTGGCCGTAGTTAGAGTTGAAGTCATCTATGAGGCTGGCGGTGCCAGTGTTGTCGCCCTTAGTGAAGTTCATCTTCTTCACGCGAATCTCGAACATACGCAGCATCTCTGCTTTCGGCGCAGCTTTGTGACGACCCAATATTTCCCATGCGCTTGTGTTGCCCGAACTCAGTGCGAGAAGGTGCCAAGGCTTACCCCGAGCACGTTCGGTATTGCCGTTAGAGGACATACGGTTTTTCTGCCGCCCACCAGACACCTGATAAACATAGTCGGACATCTGCTCACCGTTTACGTTTGTCATCTCGTCCGAAACTAGCGGGATGTTGTGCATGACCTCGCCCCGAAGCATCCGAGCGTTGTGTGTGTCATCGGGTTTGTTCATTAGTTCGCTACGACTACCCCAGATACCAAGCGCTGCCATTTGTGCAGTGGTCTTACCTACACCGGAACCACCATACAGGTGAATGGACATACTGTTGAGACCCGTGATTGCCATTAACGGAGAGCCGAAACCGACGCCAACCACGTATTGATGCAGTTCATAGTACGGTTTGTTGTAGAACTCCAAAAGTTCTAGGTTCTTTTCGCGGGAACCTTTAGGTTCGAACGCACCCATCAAACCTGCCGTAGTGGTAGAAGACGGGTTCCAATCCACCCCAGTCGCAGTGACCAGCTTGTCGCCCAGCACGAACGCATCCATGTTGTCGTTAGCCCAGCCGAACTGTCTGTGTGCTTCGGAGGCTACCGTCGTACGCTGTAGCTCATCCACCCATTTTGTTGTGTATGCCATTAGTTTATCCATGCCTTTCCCAAATGCGGTTACGCCTTCCTTGGACATGCACTTACGGAACTCCTCGCGTGAAGTTATACTCATAAGAGGCACGTTGAATTGGCGCACACCGTCTCGTGGTAAATGTAAGCGAAACGCCAATGTCTCGCCCAATTCTATGTCGTGTAGACGTCTAGTTATGTAGAGGTCGTGGTGGTAGATAAGGTCTTCTTCGATGTCTCCGTCAGCATTGCTGCTACGCATGAACACACCCCCAGCCACACCACGGAAGTAGGGGGAAGGAAATTCTGGTATCTCAAAATCTTCGGACTTCTTTACGCCTGCCTTGAGTGTTGGCGCAGTAACAATGACCTCGCCTTCGGACTGCCGAATACGTTTGCCCAGTACGATAGGTGATTTAATCTTGCCCCACAGAGGACAGTTTTGGCAGGTGCCCTCATTCAGTTCGTCGAAACGTGCGCAGGTGTACGGACCTTTTATCTCGTCCATCTTCTTACGCATATCTTCTTCGTTGTACGCAGGGTGCTTGCTGGAAATCTTTACCGCTGCGGTATTCCCGTCACTGCAGAACTTCGCAATAGACAGACCCGCTCTCCATAAAGGCTCACTAACCTCGTTTTGGCAGGTGGCGATAAACTTCAGCTGCTCACATCCGCGACCCTCAACAGTCTTCTTGATGATAGTCTTAAATACGTTCTCGGAGTTGTCTGCGTACGCGTCGTACAGTGCGTCGTTACCAAGGTCGATGTTGAAAACTGGCTTCAACAGCACTCCCAGCTTACCCACGAACTCGGACAGAACTACTGGCTCTGGCATAGATACGCCGAAGAAATCTACAGGTAGGGGTGGTTCACCCTTGTAGTTGTGTGTGTCTGGTACGCGAAGTACTCGCGCCACATCCGAAGTAACCGCAGGGTCTGCAAGTAACCCGTGGTCAGCACAAGCCTGCTTCAAACTCTCTGCTGCGACTAACCAATCCTTCGCCGAAACTGCTTCGGTAAGGGGCCAGTACGCATGCACACCACGTCCACTGTTGACCATAAGAGGTTTAGGTAGAGATAGTTGTTTACAGAAACCACGTAGGGCAGCGACTGCAGCCTGCTGGCTGGGATATTCTTTCAAGGGTCCGCAATCCAAGTCTATGAATAGGGACTTCAACTCGTGAGCGTTTGCGCCTTTACGGTTGGTTGGCTCTTCGAATGTGCTCAAGGCAAAGTATACGTCAAATCCGTCTGCGTCGAATTTCTGCGCGGCACGTTCTACTTCCTCAAAGGTATCGTAGAACTTCTGTATACGGATGTCGTCTTTGCTCTTGGCGGCGAACACGCAGTAGTGACCTGTACTACTGAGTACGCCTTCTAAAAAATCTAGTGTGTTCATTGCTGCTGCTCCCAAAGTGTATCGTGGCGGGTTCTGAAAAGGGTAACAAACCCGCCACGAATATCTATCGCTTAGACTAGGTGAGTGACCCCTCAGTCATCCCAGTCGTCTACGATAGATGCTAGATCAGCCTCGGCAGAGGGAGCAGCAACCTCTTTCTTCTTGGCGACCTTCACCGGCTCGGGCACAGCGTCGAGATCAATCTCGTCATCTGCAACCTTACCGTCATCACGTTTAACTGAAACCTTATCGGTTTGGGACACAGTCAACGTAATTGCTTTGATAGCGTCATCGCTATCTTTCATTGCCACAGCCTGCTGTAGTTCTTCCTCAGTCAACGGACGAGTTGGTTTGAAGAACAGCTTTGGTGTGTCACTGTTTTCGTCAAAGTACACTTGCGTTACCACTGCAATAGATGGCGTCTTGTGCGCTCTTAGATACTTGGCATACGCTTGCATACCCATTTTGCCATCCTTGGCTTCGCCGAAGATTGACGTAGCTGGTAGCTGCAGTTGGTAAACAGTGTCGAGCTTACCCTCTAACATAACTGCGATGCGCTGATTGAAGCGACATGCGCGGCTCTCGCCTTGACCAGAACCTTTGATGTTCTGTGGGCAGTCCATGCAACGAACCGCTTGACGTGTTTCTGCAGGTACTTCTTTTGCAGGAGTTTGCGTATCAACAGACCAGCAGGATGGGGGTGTAGGGTTCTCGGCGCTGTAAACACCCTCGTAGTACGTACGGGACAGCTTCGCAGCGTTAATAACAATTACGTTCAACAGGCCTTCACTGTTTACGTTTACTTGCTCACCACTAACCATCTCACGGAAACGTCCACCACGTAGACTGATACGGTTCGAACCGCCACCGCCGCCACCGCCAGCAAGATTATCATCTGCTTCTTGTAGAGACTTAAACAGGTCACTGCTTACAAGGGAATTACCCTCACCAAATAATGTTATATCTGACATACTATTCTCCGTCGTTTATTGTTGTTATGGAGGCACTAACTTGCGCCTCTTTTGATGCAGCAGTCAAGGCTGCTTCAACATCGTCCAGCCGAAACCGGTAAACTTCGCCGATGTTGATATAGGTGTCCGCAGGAATTTGCCCAGAGTGCACCCATTTACGAATGGTAGATACAGACACTTTGAAGTAGTCTGCTACCTTATTGATGTTCATGTACGGCGTTTCGATATCGCTCATTTTTTCCTCACAGAGATGGTGTACTCCGAGTCCACATTGAGGCCTGCCGGTACTTGGTCAGGGTTTTCTTCAAGGAACTGTCGTACGTGGGTTTGATTTAAACGCTTCTCGAAGAACTCAGGGAGATCATGTTCCATGATAAACTTGTGCATGGATTCCCAGTCGCTCGTCCAGTAGCGCTGCTTTACGGTGCGGTAGAACAGGCCCGATGCGGTACGCACACTGTCTACCTCGTGTTCTTTGCAGTATGATAACAAAGCCAACTTGACTTTGTCCTGCTTCTCGCGGAGCGCACCTTCTTCCTCTTTATATTTGGAGGTTAGCTCCGAGCGTTTGTCGCGTATCTTAGCGTACGCATTGACCAACTTATCTACTGACACAGTCATATTGTTCTCCGTTTTATCGTTGTAGAACTGTTGTACAGTATCATATGGTGGTTAGTCAAGTATTTCTTTGTATAAATCTATCATAGCTGAGTGTATGTTGATACGATCGTCCAGCATGCGGTAAATACGTTTTTCTGCGGGGGAACCCGCGAGTTGGATCACAGTACATTTATGCACCTGCCCAGCACGGTGGATACGTGCGTTAGCTTGCAAGTACGTCTCCAGAGAAGAGGTCGGACCCCACCACACAATCGTGTTGGCTGCAGTGAGCGTTACACCATGCGCAGCAGACTGCGGTTGGATCACTAATACTTTCGGGTCGGGCTTGCTTTGGAACGCATCGAATATCTCCGTGCGCTTAGACGCAGGTACGTCCCCTCGTATGACCTCCGACGTGATGCCATCTTTACGAAGCCTAGCCGTTACCATGTCGATGGTGTGGCGGAACGGTACGAACACCAGAACTTTCTGGCTGCTCTCGTCGATAGTTTCCTTCAACGCTTGGTATCGGCTCTTGATGTCGAACTCTACCGAGTCCCCCTCGTCGGTATAAACTGCACCGGCGCTGATCTGCAGTAGCTTGTTCATGTTGATCGCGGCGTTCGCGGAAGTCACAGACTCCCCAGCCACCTGCATGAGCATCTGCTTCTTCAATGTCTCGTAGTACTTCTTCTGCTGTGCGGTCATTTCGACGAAGCGTTTGGTGTAGATTATGTCCGGTAGGTCCAGACATTCTTCTTTCGTAAACCTGACAGCAGGTTGTAGCGCTCGGAACACAGTATCCTTGGCCGTCTCTTTCGGCTTGTAGGTGAACTGCGTTAGCTTGTGCATCACCATATCTCTCCACGCCCCGAAGAACCTCGGCACGGACAAGGGGTTCACTAACTTAGCCAAGCCATAAGCATCGACAGGGCTTTGCGCAGCGGGTGTACCGGTCATCATCCACATCCAGTCGTCGTCCTTGACGATCTTGCTCAACGTCTTCCAGCGTTTGGACTGCGCGTTCTTATAGTGGGTAGCCTCGTCGATGATAAACAGATCGAAACCACCTGCAGCTATCTCCTCTTTTACTACCTCGACGCCATCGTAGTTAATGACAACGAACTCCGCGCCACTGTTGATGATCTTCTTACGCTTCTCTTTGTTGCCGTGGGCCACATCGACTGTGCGGTGCATAGCAAAGGAGAACAAGTCGTTACGCCATGCACTGTCCATAATTGACAGGGGGCATATAACCAGCACACGTTTAATCTTACCGATTGACAGTAGGTAGTCCGCTGCCCAGATAGCCGACGCAGTTTTACCCGTGCCTTGTTCGTTGAAGCAGAAGGACTTCTTGTGCAGCGTAAAGAACGACGCGGTCTCTTTCTGGTGGTCGAACGGCGTGTACTGGCCGGGCCAGCTGTACTGTTTCGTAATGGGTGAGGGCGCGTCTATGTTTAGATTTTTAAGCGCGTGGACTTCATCTATGCCCCACTTAACTACAACCCTGTTGTCAGATATTTCCTTGCTGTTCGGGATGATCGTTGTAAGCTGCTTAGGATTACGCACCCTAAGCATTATTGCTTTATCCTGCAAAATTTCCATACTGTTCTCCGTGGTAGTGTTTCACTACCGTTTTTTCTTTGGGCTGCTCATAGCGCCGCCAGCTGCGCGATTCTTGTTACGGCTCTGAACGGTTACTCCGTCCTTGTTGCTGCCGCCTTTACTAAGTGCCTTCTTGTGCGCGACGTCTTTACCTTCGCGCTTATCGGCTACACCGTTCTTGTTTCCATCTTTACTGGCCTTGTCCATTGCGCGACGTGCACGTTGGCGTTCCATACGAGACGCATGTTCGCCCCGTGCTTTCTGTTGCTCATACTCTTTCTTGTATGGGCGAGGTTTATTTACATATGGCATATCAATTTGCTCCGTTGTGGTGGCACTCGGTTACTTGGCACCATCGTTTGCACAAACCAGAGGGTTTGGGGTTCCAGACATCTACCTCGAAGGCTTTCTCCATCTTAGCATAGTTAGCCAACCATT